GTTAAGCTGTCATCTGCACCTTTATTTACGACCGGGAAGACAACGCGATCGAACATAATTCCAGCAGTTGCTGCATTGAATACGCCGGCCTCGGTAATCGCACCCGTTGCATCCCCTGCCAAGAAGTCCGCAGTAAATGTAAATGTCTTGGTGCCGGCAGTGTGGGCATAGGTTGCGGCATTGCGATCAATTTCAGTTACTAACGCCGATTGCGTGGCTGCTGCTGCCGTTGTGCCAGTACCGAGCGCAATGTATCCCATCACGCTTGGTCGGCTTGTTGATTTGCCGATGGCGTCAGCAATGAAATCAAAGCCAACGTTAACAATCAAATTGTCTTGATAGACAGTCTCTGTATCGCCATTAGCACGAGAGATGAATAAGGTCATCGCGCCATGAAGTTGCATGGATTCTTGGATCATGAAATTCCTCAAAAAAAATGGCGCTGCACTTACGTGCAACGCCATGGTTGAAATTGCTTGTTGGTGGTGTTGAGCTAGTAGAGCTGCAGACTAGTTAGTTGACCCACTGGAGCTAATGCAGCACTTCCTGATTCAACGTCTCCGCCTAAGCGTGATACAAAAAGTCGCCGCTCTGAGGTGGTCTGACATATACCAAGACAGATCGGATCCTCTGCTGCAATTGAAAAGGACACCGTTACCTGACGCGATAACTGATCTTCCAAGAAAAACATTCCTGTACCGGAGTCGTAACCCACAAGTAGTAAGCCATCAGGACCTATCGCACGCCAAATCACGCAAGTGGTGACATAAGATGGGATAAACCAGAACGAGGTATGAAACGCGGCTGGAATCGTGACGCTCCACGCTGCTCGTGTAGTGTCCTTGATCATTAATCCGTCGCCATAGCGACCGCCATCAAAGCTGATACCAGCGGATTGGTTGTTGGTCGGATTCCCGAAGCCTGTGAGTGATCCGTTTAGGCGCCAGCCGTATAGTTCACCGTCTTGCAGTGCATCCTCTCGAGCGATCTGCAATCGTGCATCTACATTTGCGAGTGATCCGTCGTAAGACCACTGACGCCCTGCGGCTTCGCTACTCCACGGATAGCTAACTTCCAGCCAGGTTGTACGGTCATCTTGTGAAGCGCCTAAACTATTTTGCAGCGTGTTCTGCGCTCGAGTCGTTGAAATCAGATCCACCTCAAACAAGTACTCCGCGCTCACTGCCCCACTATCCATGCGCAGCACATCCTTTCCGTTGACTGACACTACTGATGCGAAATGCCGAATCCCCGGAAATCCTGATGCTTGCTCATCTCGTTCAAGAATGAGGTTAGCGTTTTGCGGTTGTGCGACGACAGTTGAGACAAACGTCGGTGCATGGCTGTAGATACCAGGTGAAGCAATTGCCTTGATCCAGAATTTGCGTTCGCCATCAAAGCCTGAAGGCAAGGTGTAGCTGGTGGACTTGATCTCAGCCACAAAAAGTGAGGCGTCCCACGCTGATCCCTCCCGTAGTTCATAACCCACTACTTCCGGCTCAGGATTGGGCTGCCAGCGAAACTCTAGTCGATTAGCTGACTGCACCACATCGAATTGATTTACCGTTATCGGTGCTTTCAGATCCAACAGATGAGTCGTGACGTTGGTGCTGAAATTGCCCGACGTATCAATCGCTCGTATGTGATACGCATAGAGTCCTGCCGTTGACTGGTCGTGAATCATTTGGGTTGCTGCAGTCTTTGCGACTAATTGACCTTGATCCCAGTTCGAACCAACACGCACTTCATAACCTGCCAAGTCTGCGTCGGTCACCTCGTTCCAGGTGAGCAGTAGATCAGTCATCCTTCGCTGAACAACAAAGCCCATGACATCCGAGGGTGGCAACGTCTTACCCAACACGGTGGCGTTAAACGTTGTCGCCGCGCTTTCTTTGCGAGTCACACCAATGGCACGCAGGCTAAACTCATACGGGCCTTCAACCGCGTCTCGAATCTCGATGTAGTTGGCGCTGGTTTGTGGCAGGCTAATAAAATTTCCACCATTGACCCGGTATGACAATCGATATGCAATCGCAGCTTGCACTTCTTGCCACGATATTTGTACTAGTACCTTTGCCTGATCCTTGACACGATAGAGGCTCTCTTTAATCGACAGGCCAGTCGGAGCAGATGGCTGGTCTGATAGAGTCGTGATCGATCGGGGCTGGAGTGCCAAGCCTTGTTCGATGGCAGCGTATTTGCCCGGATTGTGGGCAAGTGCTGTGACCTCGTGAACGCCAGGGTCTTGCTCGGAAACGGCAACGACTCGAAAGAGCTGCGGCTCAACTTCGGTTGAACCCAGCACCCAAATAGCATTGGGTTCGGGTGCAATACTGAATGGACTCGTTACTGTAACCGTACGACCAGAGGCCGGACCCACGCGTCGTTCTTCCACTGTGCCGTTAGGCAGAATGATGGACAGGCGCCAAGCTCGAGGCGCTGGCACGTCTTGGTCAAGCAAAATGGATGTTGTCGTAGCAGATGCAACACGTCCACCCAAACGCAGACCGCCTCGAACAGGGTCAGCAACCTTAATTACATCTCCAGGGCGCACGACCGCGCCTTCTAAACCTGTTCGAAAGGTGACAATCTCGGATTCAGACTGCTCGGAATACAAAAGCCACTTGCCAACGCGATGCGCTTGACCGCGAGAGTTGCATCCCAGCGCAGTGATTTCACTCTGCACAATGCCGTAGCGAGCTATACCTGCTGCATCTTCGACGTATTCAACTTTCTGACGATAAAAATCCTCTGGGTCATTCCAACTGACCAAAACGACTGTATGACGCGCCTTGGCAGATGACCCTTGATACGCGAATTCACCATCGATCACATTACTAGGTGCGAACTGATAAACCGCATCGACTGGCGCATCTTGCGTAACAGTAATTGCGCCGCCAGACCAGTAAACCATCCCCCGAAAAATCGAGGCCATGTCTTGCACAACTTTGTATGCCTGCTCTCGAGTTTGAAGATATAAATTGCAGGTAAATCGTGGCTCGAAACCGCCTAAGCCATTTGGTACTTGCTCATCACAATACTTCGCCACTCGGTACAACGCCCATTTATCGATTTGTGCTTCGGGGATATAACTCCCCAAACCATAACGGGTACTGGTTAAGAGATCGTAAAAACACCATGCAGGATTATCTGTCCATGCAATCTTGAAACTACCATTCCAGACACCGCTGTATGAGCGTGTAGTCGGGTCATAGTTAACTGGAACGCGCACACGCAAAAGCTTCATGTCGTAGCTTCTGCGTGGAATGGATGAAAACTGCGCTGCGTCTACCCGAAGTGCGACCAACGCACTATTTGGATACCTGAGCTTACTTTCAATAACTTCGGTGTACGATTCTAAAAACGTTTTGTTCTGAATTGCTGTAGACGTTGAGTCCGCTGTAATACGACGTATGCGAATCTCCCAAGGCGCACTACCTGTCAAAGGAACGTAATAGCTGCGCTGATACTTGGTTGTGGTCTTACCAGAAATCGTGTCTTTAATAACTTCAACAAATCCACCGCCATTCGTTTGGCAATCGATGGCAAAGCTCACCTGACTGCCATTTAAGTCACCATTGGTCGTGTTCTGGTTGGTTAATTGAGGCACACTCACTTTCACACGCACCGCATCGACATCGGCATCTGTTATTGAGCGAACGACGGGTTGACTAGCCTTGATCTCCACACCCACTGAGATTTCGTTTTCAACTGACGAGAAGCCCGGCACATAGCTTTGCTGCTGGGTGCCGTTTCGTGTCTCTAACGTGATGCCCGTGAAATTATTTGTGCCATCGGCATTTTGAATTGGGGTGTCGTCCAGATACACCGACTGCAACCCTGCAACTAAACCTTCTATCTCACCTTCGGAGATCAGATCAACGACGCGTGCATAAGCTTTTGATCGAAGACTGTCTGGTGCTTCTTGCGCCACTCGGGCAGAACCACCACCACTCTTACCGCCGCCGCCAGCGCCAATGATGAGTGAGGTCAAGCTGCCACCTCATCCACATCGATGCCAGCACTAATGACTGCAGAGCCCACGATCAACCTTCCATAACCAACTGGGACCGGATGCCCTTGTGCGGTCGTGTTCACTGCACCATTGAAGCTGTAACTCGGTTTGTTCTCGGGCTGCTCAAATGGATCAGCTGCCTTAGGAGTGGGTGCGATCATTTGCGTGACTCCACCAAGAATCATCGCGGTACCGACAGAGTAAAGCGTGGACTGGGATAAGAACGCACCAGAAGCTGCCCAACCCATCGGGTTCCACCAGGCTACTGCAAGCAAGGCGACACCCAAAAGAATCTGTCCAAGCCCGTCGCCACCAGCACCAGAGATAACAGGTGCGATGGTGACGTTTTGCAGGCCAACAGGATCATGGAGTCGGTCCATCGTTAGGGCATCGCGACCTGCCAGAACCCGGTATCCAACGCCACGCTCGCCAGAGGCAACCAATTCGCGCTCAAGGGATGGAAAATTGGCCACCAGTGCACGAACGGCCTCAGCCGCCGATGTAATTGCCAGACGATGTCTGCGACCATAGGTTTTACCAAGCTCACCAAGAAGTATGACTGTGACCATAGCGAAGAATGTGGGTCGTAATTTTTTGCCAGTAGCCGCCATAAACATCACGGCTGGAGAGTCGTCCCTGCAAATGATGCAGAATCAAGCCATCACCCAAATACACAGCGGCATGGTTCGGCACTGGTGAGGCGACTTGCATTAAAAAACAGTCCCCCTCTTGAAGATCTTTAAAATCAATGACGGTAAATCCGGCGTTGGCGAAATTTTCTACATACAAGTTCTTGCCGCGCTTCCACCATTCATCAAAGCGGTCAAAGTCCGGCAAGGTGATCCCTCGCTCCTGATGAAACCAGTCGCGCACCAGCGCATAGCAATCCAGGACACCGTGAGACCATTGCCGGCCAACGAGTGGAGCGGTATACCCCGAAGGTGCAATACGCGTCCACTCTTCACTTGGGATGCCAACGATGTGC